GTTTGCATTTTATTCACTCTCTTTTTTGCTATAGAGAACGATTATCCCAAACTATCCCAAGTGTCAATATAAAAGTTAAAGAAATTTAAACAAAAAAAACCCCAGCCTTTGCAGTGCGAAACCTAGCCGGGCCGGGGTATCAGTTTGCAGAAAAGAGAGTGTTCCTGCTTATACGAACAATTGTTCGGGTTGTCAACTTGTGCCGGGGGTCAAGTGTTGTCAACGGTTGACCCCCGGCGCTACCCGGCAACTCGGAGCTTACCCGGCATGTTTCCCGGCCCGATCCCGAACAATTGTGTGGGTTCCCGACCCCGATCAACCGGGGAATCTCGCTAACCGGGCTAACGCGATTCTTAACCCGAACAATTCACGGTATACCATTGCATACCGTCCCCGGTATACCGTTGTATACAATGGCTTAAAGTGGCCCCGACAGTACCCCCGCCAAGAGTTCCCGACTGTTTCAGGCTTTTTTGCTAATTTCAGTTAATGGGATTTGTTCGGGTTCTATGGTATTTTCTTCAGGCGTTATGTCTATCATTCTTGATTTAGCCCGATCCATAACTTCTTGCAGTTTTGCGGCTATTTCGTCCCGATCCAGATTGTCCACATTTTCGTGCGTTACATGGCTTCGATTGACCATTAGGCCCGTAACCTTCAGACGCAGCTCTTCTGCCTTTATAGCGGCGCTGTAGTTGCCTGCTTGCCATGCTTCATCCCGAAGTAGTTGCATGTCCCGAACTGACTTGGTGATATTGACGCCATACTTTGATTCTAGCTCGACCCGCATTTCTTCCATACGTTCCCGAACGTGTGGTGTTTTGAGAAGTTGCACGGCTTGCACATTTGGGTGATTGTATCCCGCTGCTCTGGCTGCTGCGGTTTGCGTCATATCTCTATGCAGAAAGTTATCTAGGAATTTTTGCTGCTGCGGTTTAAGCTTCAGTCCATTCGGGTTTGGTTCTCCGACCTTTGGCATTGTGTATAATCCCGATCAATTTGCTGCTCCCGATACTTAGCACATTTTCCCAAGCCCGAACAAGTAGAATATCCATTCTTTTCTACATCAGGGGGGGCAGGGTATATACCCCCCTATGTAATAGGGGTGGGGTGATTGGGGTAAATAAGTCATTGATATTGTTGAATAATTTACCCCAAAACAGTTTTTTGGGGTGATTGGGGTAATCGTGTAAACCATTGATATTGTTTAATATTCCACCCCAACCCCAACAACCCCAACTTTGGGGTAGATTTTTTTGGGGTAGATTATCCAATGAAATCAATGGGGTCATTTTTCCTTGATATCTCCCAAGTTATCTTCACGTTTATGCTTGACATTCACAAGTTAGCATGTAACACAGGTGTTAGTTTTAGCGAACAGGAGATAGGTATTATGAAGAACATCACACAGCACACTGGCAAGTTGCGCTTGATGGAGCGGTTGCCAAGTTCACGCAATGGCAACCCTCGTTATTTGTGCGCAATCATGGATCAGCAACCAAATCAAGATTTAGGCTGGACGTTCAGAACACAGGTGGACGCGATGCACGGTTATGAGGTTCCGAATTATTTTGACAGCGACATTGATGTGACGGTCACGATTGGTACGCATTACGGTTGCACCACTTTGAACAGCATTCGGAAGGCATAATTATGAAACAGCAAGAGATATTTGACAAGGCTGCGGTTCATTTGATGGGCATGGAAGGCCCGTCATTGGATCAGGACAATGACGCTTGTGTGTACCGTGGCAAGGACGATGACTGTGAGTTCAACGGCCAGATGTGCGCGGTTGGCTTGTTCATTGATGACGAGCATTATGATGAAGACATTGAGGGTACGGGAATAACTGGCAATCGGTCTGTTTCTCACGCTGTTGCGAAGTCGTGGGGCCAAGAGCATTTAACTAGTGATCAGTTAAGTTTGTTGGCTGATTTACAAATGGCCCATGACGATACGTCTAGAGGTAGAATTAACGGTGATTGGTCTACTAACATTGTTGCATCTTTAGACGGTGTAGCCACCAAGTTTCACCTACGCTTCGATCCGAAGAGTAACGCCTAATGGCGAACAATTTAAGCAAGGCATCTTTTCCTTCCAAGGTGGGTAAAGACAAGCAAACGATTGACGGATTAAAGCCCGTAAATCGCGCTACTCGCAGGGCTATGAAAAGCAATAAGGATATTGTTAGAAAGAAAAAGAAGTGGATCAGAATGTGAAGTTAGAGATGCAAATAAATGATTCGTATAAACGAGGCTGGCAGGACAGTGAGATGTCCACTAAATATGTATATCTCCGACTTCACACAATTCTAAACAGCAGTTGCATAGAAGCTGATCTTTCTCATTTCTACGACCAAGTTGCGCAGACTTATTACGCAGATACGGGGTCAAGGGTTGGTGACGATTTAGCAGCGGCACTGCGAATCGCCACGAAGGATGAAATACTATGAGCAATATGTTTAACGAAAAGGAGAGATTATGAAGTTAGAGATTGGCAAGGGATTAAAACTAAAGAAGGCATCTATTGGCGCATCTAGGGGCAAACAGCAATCATCACTACGCCACCGCAATGTCCCGATGTCATTAAAGCCCGAACCGTGGCTTGGCGATAACGAGACAGCGGCGAAGTTTGATAAGATGTTTAACGATGAGTTAAAGAAGGATGAGAAAGATGACGAACAATTTTAATGATGACAGGGTATCGATTAGTTACGTGATTGATCGTCTTGATGGTTTGGTATCTCAAGACAACGCATCATTATCCGACATTTCTAGTTTTGTAGAGTTCCGCAATGAGTTGGTGTTTAATTTGGGTCAGAATGCTTTGGCACAATCCCGAACAAATCAGGCTCCCGACTTTGTGAGTGTTGAGATGGATGAGAAGTTTGGCCCGTTTGATATATACGGTCGCATTCGCTGGGTAGCGCAGGACTGTATTAGGTCGGCTTTGTTGGAAGCTAACGACAATAGATCGAAGGCGGCTCGTTTGTTGGGCATGCCGAGTTTACAGACGTTCACCAATTGGTTGAAGAAGTATGAGGTAGACGCATGATTGATTGTCCCGAATGCGCTCATTCCGACCGAAACGGCGAGGTTGAGTACGAGACGTTTAAGATGTTCAACGGGGTTTTTGAGCCTGTTGGATATTGGGTAAGTTGTGAGAACTGTTCTGGTTCTGGCAAGATAGAAGAAGAAACCACCATATAAAGGATGAATGATATGGCACGGAAAAACGTTAAGACATTAAGAAGTAATTACGGATGGTCAGGCAAGGAGATTGATCGTTTGTTTGAATTAAAGAAGTCTGGTTTAAGTGAGACAGCTATAGGTTTAGACCTTGATAGAAGTCCCAAAGCAATTAAGATGAAGCTTGGCAAGTTGCGCAGGGCTATGCAGGGTGCTGGTGTAATTGTGAAAAAGGAACAACGTCCCGATGATTTGGACGCTGATTTCATTGAGTCAATAGATGACCCGTTTAATCCCGAATTGTTTCGTGCGCCCGAACCCGATGTGATTATGTCAACAAAAAAAACTAAGAACACTAATCGCCCGACTAAATACAAAGTTAAGAAGAGGCCGTATTCTTTTATTATGTCTAAGGAAACTGCGTTATCTGTGATTGTTTGCGTTGCTTCTGTTACGGGAATTAATTTGGCTGTTGGTGTGATTGGGTGGTATATCGGTACAGCATTTTAATGTGATGGTAAGGATCAGCCAGTGAATGTAGCGCATTCGATAGCACTTAGGTGTGACTCAACCAAGCGTTAAAATGAAGCTGATCCTTACGGTTTTATAACATTTTTATACAGTTAGGGCAAACGATATGAAGTTTAAAAACAATAGTGACAAGGAAAAATATTTCCAAGATTGCATGGAGCAACTTAAATCTGCTGGGCCAGATCACGCCACACCAGAGTTGTTGTGTTTTTTAATTTTTTCATTAGTTGAGACGTATCAGCATGAGGATGAGTGGCCTAAAATCTCCCGTGTTGTTGGCGAGATGTTAGTTCATCACAATAACATAAGCGGCGCTATTGATGACGCTGTTGAGTTTATGGGCGGCATTGTGCAATCAAGACGCATAACCGGAGAACCGTGGAGTAAAGATAATGACTGAGATTAAAACAAGGTCTGATGTGTTAAACACAGCGAATAGATACGTTACAAAAGACCGTGCATCAGATCACGGCCCGATGGAGGATAATTTTGGCAGGATAGCGAAGTTGTGGGAGGGTTATTTAGGCGTTGATATTAATGCTGTTGACGTTGCTGCTATGATGACTTTGTTAAAGATTGCACGTAGTAAATCAAACCCAACGCATTTGGATAATTGGGTAGATTCTTGTGGTTATATGGCTTGCGGCGGGGAGCTTGCTGCAAGGGGAAGGGATTAATTATGCAGCCAGAAGATTTAGAAAGAATTGCAGCGGGTGTCTTGAGAGAGATGCCCGTTAATTTTTCAACGGTTGATGTCCGTGATTTATTTACCGAACTTTTGTTCGGGTTGGGCATGAATCCTAATGACATGCCTATGTTTTGTTTGTTGTTAATTGACAAGTACATGGCGGATAATAACATGACTGCCTCTAGGGATTGATTTATTCTGATTTATGAGGTAGTTTTACTTAACTTGTTGGAGTTTACCCCGATGTCGATGCCGCCAATTTCCACAGGAAATACTGAATACGACCGCGCTATGATGTTGCGGTTTAATGCACAAGAACAAAGAAGGCGTCAAATTCAGAATCTTTATGGGGATACTTCGTTATCTGAGGAAGACCGAAGAAATCAAATTTCTCAAATTGAGTCACAACCATTACCGGAAGCTCCCGATGAAAGTTTGCTAACTCCCGAACAGCGTGATCCTTTTGGAATAGGAATACACCGCTTGAAAAGTGGCATTATGGGGGGAAGTGGTGTTAGTGACGATGGTATGTCTGCCAATGACTTACAGCGTCAGTTGAACCGAGGCACGGTTGCTGCGGATAATGTGGCTGATACTGAGGCCAGCATTACTAGCC